CTTTAATTTATTTACAAGAGGACTGACTGTTCAGGAAAAAGGTATTACTCAAAGTTTATTTGAATTACCACAGATGCTTTTCCACAGGTTTCAATCTAGTGTAGAAGAAAATGGTGACTTTAAAATTAAACCCAGAGTAGTTTGGTGTGTTCCTCAATTAGTAGTTTCTATTGAAGCTTACTATCTATGGAATATTTTACAAGAAATCATTAATAGATCTAAGAATGATCCTAGTTTTGTATATAATATTGGTCAAACTAACAGACAAATATCACGATCTGTTGAAAACTTAAGAAGTAATTGTTTAAAATCAGATTATAATTTCATATATAGTCTCGATTATAGCAAATATGATAGAACTATTCCTATTTGGTTCTTCGATATTTTCTTCGCAATCGTTTCAACTAGATTAGAACTATCAAAACATGAGAAAATCGTCTTCGATTTATTAAGACTTTATATCAAATATACTCCTATGATAAATAAAGGTACTATAGTATTCAAAACTAGAGGTATCAGCTCTGGATTGTTTATTACCAATTTATTGGATACTTTATTTAATCTTACATTATTAAAAATGACTGAAATTTTCTTTTCAGAATTTAAAGAGTATTTTGATAAAGTCAGATTTACGAAAAGAATGTTGTTTCAAGAAAAGATTGATCACAAACCAGTAATGAACGTGCTATCCTCCCGAAGCTATACAACGAGAGTATTAGGTGACGATGGAATAGTATATTGGAATAGTGACAAATTACACTTCCTTACTCAACTATGTTTTCATTTAGGAATGAAGCTTTCCATTAAAAATGTTTGCAAAGATCATATTAATGGGGATATCTTCTATCTGGGAAGATTTTGGGATCACCAAAATATACCAGATCAATCTGAGAAGTATATGCTAGCTCATATCACATTGAGAACAAAATGGTATAAGAAGGAAGATTTAAATTTTGACATTGATGATTTGGAGGTAATGAGGATCCTTAGTATATGTTTACCTTTAAAATCGGGAAAATTGTTCATTAAGAAATACTTTAGTGATTACGAACCAATGAAAAGATTCATTAGAGAACGTAAGGATTTTGTATTACTTAAGAATGGCCACACGACGAGTATACGAGATATTCATATCAAGATATTCCTAGTGATGTGTTAGATTTCTAACAGGGATACAGATTTTAT